TATCGCAAAAGCAGTTTTGAACAAGAGTTTTGCTGAAGCCAAGGAATTGGTTTTCAAGTCGCTCTACGCCCGTGCATCGCTTGCACTAGACGAGGCTCGTCTTGAGGTTGCACAGTCTGTATTCAATGAAGGCAAAACCGCTTCCAAAGTTCCTGCTGGTGTTCCTGCTGGTGCAAGCGAGGACAAGTTCAAGGCGGCTTCTGCCGAAATCAAGAAGGCAGGCTACAAGGCTAAACTTGGCAAGGGCATTCCTGCTGGTTCAATGAAGGAAGAAGCGGAGCAGATTGATGAAGTCTCTCCTCCCGGTATGGAGAAGATGACTGGCTCCAAGAAGACCAAGGCTTCGTTTGCGAAGCAGTACGGCAAGCGCGGCAAGAGTGTGATGTATGCCACCGCTTGGAAACTCCACAACAAGAAGGCTAATGACTGATGAAACTCATCACCGAAACAGTTCAAGACATCAACATTCTCACCGAAGAAAAAGACGGTAAGAAGCACTACTTCATTGAAGGCGTGTTCATGCAGGCTGAGTCCAAGAACAGGAACGGTCGCGTGTATCCCATTGCCGTCATGGAGAAGGAACTCAATCGGTATCAGAGCGAGTATGTAAAGACCAACCGTGCAATGGGCGAACTCGGTCACCCCGAGGGTCCAACCGTGAACCTTGAGCGTGTTTCCCACCTCATCAAGGATCTTCGCCTTGAGAAGAACGATGTATACGGCAAAGCAAAAATTCTAGACACCCCATACGGCAAGATTGTCCGCAACCTTATTGACGAGGGTGTGAAACTGGGCGTGTCCTCCCGTGGCATGGGAAGCCTGAAGGAAGAGGACGGGGTAAATATTGTTCAGGAAGACTTCATGTTGGCTGCTGTAGATGTGGTTGCAGATCCGTCTGCCCCCAACGCATTCGTCAACGGCATCATGGAAGGGCGTGAATGGATATGGGATGGTGGTGTTCTAAAGCCTGTCGATGTGGAAAACTACAAGAAAACCATCGAACGGACTCCATCTCGTAAGTTGGAGGAGCAGGCGTTGCAGATTTTCAAAGACTTTATCTCAAAACTCTGAGCAGACTACATAAATTCAAAGGAGACTCACAGTCATGGCTAACGAAAAGATCGAAGATGTCATCAAGAAGGTAATCCTGGGCGAAGGCTTCCTTGCCGAGAACGCCAATCCCGAGAACGAGGAGCCAGTGGAGCCTGCCGAGGAAGCCGCTGATGAGGACTCGTTTGTAGAGGGCGAAGAAGTCTTTGAAGACGACGCTTCCGAAGAAGTCATCGAAGAAGCCAAGGACGAAGAGTCTGAGGAAGAAGAGGACGAAGAGGAAGAGGGCGAAGAAGAGGAAGACGAGGAGGAAGATAAGAAGGGCAAGAAGAAGATGCCTGCCTTCCTCAAGGGCAAGTTTGGCAAGAAGAAGGAAAAGATGGAAGAGGCTGCTTCGGACTATGCCGACACCAAGATTGCCCACGATGCCAACAAGAAGGGGCAGAAGATTGCCGAGCCAACCGGCGACAACAGCGCCAAGAACATGGCTACCATCAAGCCCAAGCCCTCTGCTGCCAAGGCTGAGACAAAGTATCCTTCGCTGAAGAAGGAAGACATTGCTGCCATGTTCAATGGTCAGGAACTGTCGGAAGAGTTCAAGTCTCAGGCTGCAACACTGTTTGAGGCTCACCTTGCCGAGCGCGTTCATCAGGTTGAAGAGCAGTTGAAGTCGCAATACGAGGATCTTCTTGAGCAGCACACCGTTGCTGTGACCGAAGAACTCGTTGAGCGAATTGACGATTACCTCAACTATGTGGTTGAAGAGTGGATGCAGGAGAACCGCCTCGCTGTTGAGCAGGGACTCCGCACCGAGATTACCGAGAACTTCATCTCCAACCTCCGTGGACTGTTTGCCGAGTCTTACATTGAGGTTCCCGAGGAGAAGTTGGACCTGTTCGAGTCCACCGTCGAAGAGGTTCAAAACCTTGACGGTGAACTAAAGACACAGGTTGAGAAGAACATGGAACTCGTTGAAGAGGTTGAGCAGTTGAAGTGCGAAATCGTCTTCCGCGAGATCGCAGAAGGACTTGCCGATACCGATGTAGAGAAACTTCGTCGTCTAGCCGAGGATCTTGATTTCGATACCGTCGAGCAGTTTGCCGAGAAAGTCGCTGTTCTCCGTGAGAACATCGAAACCATCGGAGTCGCAGCAGATGAAGCAACCAAGGAAGAAGGACTTGAAGAGTCCTACGAGGACGCTTCGGAAGCATCACCACTCGTTGAGGCATATGTGCGCTCAATGAGCAAGTCGAAGGATTAACCTTCAAGTTCAGAGTCATTTTCAGTCAAAAGACTGTTTAACAAATAGGAGTAGGGAAAATGGAAAATAAGTTTCTAACCGAGCAGGCTATCCGCAAGTGGAAGCCCGTTCTAGACCACAGTGATCTTCCAAAGATCACAGACGCTCACAAGCGTGCCACCGTTGCTACCCTTCTGGAGAACCAGGAGAAGGCTATCCGCGAGCAGATGATCGCTGAGGCTTCGCCCACCAACGCCCTTGGCGCTGGTATGTCTCCTCTCGCTTCGGGCGGAGAGAACGGCAATCTCCGTGGATACGACCCAATTCTCATCCAGTTGGTTCGTCGTTCCATGCCCAACCTGATGGCTTATGACATCTGCGGCGTTCAGGCTATGTCGGCTCCGACAGGCTTGATCTTTGCAATGCGTAGCCGTTACAACACACAGGGCGGAACCGAGGCTCTGTTCAACGAGCCAAACGCCGTGTTTGCTGGTTCGTCTGATCCAACCCGCACTGGTTTCTCTGGAGCAACCGCAGGCGGCGGAGCCACAGGTGCTCTTGCAGCATTTGGTCCAGGAACCGGCGTTGATCCGCTCTTTGGAACAATTTCCACAAGCACAAGCGGCATCACCACAGGCTCTGGTCTACGCACCAACTTCGCTGAAGGCGAAGCACCAAACGAGATGGCATTCAGCATTGAGCGCGTCGGCGTTCAGGCTGCTACTCGTATGCTTGCCGCTTCGTACAGCATTGAACTCGCACAGGATCTCAAGGCTGTTCACGGTCTTGACGCTGAGACTGAACTCAGCAACATCCTGAGCACCGAGATTCTTGCTGAAATCAACCGCGAGGTAGTCCGCAATGTCTACCGTTGCGCCAAGTTGGGCGCACAGCAGACCGATCTTTACTACAAGACGGTTGCTGGTGGTCTTTCGAGCGGATCGGCTATCGGTGGCGTATACGACCTCATTCAGGACTCGGATGGTCGTTGGAGCGCGGAGAAGTTCCGTGGTCTGATGTTCCAGATTGAGCGTGAGTGCAATGTCATCGCCAAGGAAACCCGTCGTGGCAAGGGCAACTTCATCATCTGCTCGGCAGATGTTGCTAGCGCCCTCGCTATGGGTGGCTTCCTCAACATCAGCCCCGCGCTGAATGTCAGCCTTGATGTTGATGACACCGGCAACACCTTTGCTGGCACACTCAACGGCAAGGTCAAGGTCTACATTGATCCGTATCAGGACATTGCCAGCGGCACGAACACCAACTTCGTGTGCGTCGGCTATAAGGGCAGCAGCCCATACGATGCAGGTATCTTCTACTGCCCGTATGTCCCGCTACAGATGATGCGTGCTGTTGATACCAGCACCTTCCAGCCCAAGATGGCGTTCAAGACCCGCTACGGCATGGTCGCCAACCCATTCGCTGAGGGTCCGACACAGGGACTGGGCGCACTTACCGCTCGCAGCAATGTCTACTACCGCATCTTCCGTGTGGACAACCTCCACGGCGTTGCATCGTAATAGACTGCACTAAACCGCACGAAGGGGGAGGGGGAAACCCCTCCCCTTATCGTTTCTACATACTAGTATGGCAAACACCTATCAGTTCTACGACATTCCCGATGACATCAAGGATCGGTATCCCGAGCAGATCAATCCCCTGCTCCCGACCTACTATCGGTTCTATGTGTCTCGTCTTCCTGCCACAGTGTATTTCTGTCAGTCTGCGTCCTTGCCCACGGTGACCATGAGCGAGGTGCAGATGCCCACTCCGTTCGTCCCTCTGAAGTCCCCGTCCAAACTAGACTTTGACGAATTGAGTATTACATTCATTGTGGATGAAAACCTGAAAAACTGGCTTGAGATATTCAATTGGATGCGGTCTTCCACCAATATTGAAAACTACCAAGAATACACGAACCACCACCTCACCACGGGCAATCTCATTATTCTGAACAGCACGAAGAATCCAAAAATCAATGTGACCTTTGAGGGGTTGTTCCCACGCACCCTTGGCTCGGTGGACTTTACTTCAACGGTAATAGACCCAGAACCGTTTCAATGCACGGCTACATTCGGATATAGAAATTACAACATAGAACTAATTTGAGTTTTTCGTGTTGAAAGGTGCGCTGTGTGGTGTATACTGCCCACACGGAGAACCCAATGACGCTAGACGATATTCGTAAGGAAATTGAACGGGATGTGCGGCTTGATGACGCTGCTCTTGATTTGGAGTCGCTGAAGATTCCCCAACTACACAGCAAGTATTTGAATTTTTTGACAGACGAGCGGCTGTGCATGAAGAAGGCGCAATCGGACTATGCCGTGCTGCGCCGTGCAAAATGGGAATACTACACGGGCAAAATGTCGCAGGAAGAACTCCTTGCTCGGGGATGGGAGCCGTTTGCCCTGAAGATTCTGCGAAACGATTTGGACATTTACTTGGATGGCGACACCGATCTGCACCGTTTGCAGCAGAAGATGGAGTATCTGAAGGAGAAGATTGCTCTCCTTGAAGAGATCGTGAAAGAACTGAACAATCGCCATTGGAAGATACGGAATGCCATAGAGTGGAGGAAATTTGTAAATGGTCAATGAATTTTCTGAACTCGCACCCCCTGACCCAAAGGGATGGTGGGTGGACAAAATGTATATGCAGGCAGCATTCTCTGCTGCGCGGCACAGCACCGATCTACGCACACAGGTTGGATGCACACTGGTTATTCCCACACAGGGACCGCTGGTGTCTGCTTGGAATTCCGTTCCTGAAGCACTGCTAGCCGCAGGATATCCTCTTCTTCCAGAAGACAAGAACTACTGCACTGAACACGCGGAACGCCGTGTGATCTACAAGGCAACCCTGAACGGATTGCCTGTGCGCGGACTCCACCTTTACGGCACATGGGCAGCGTGTGCGGAGTGTGCCCGAACGATAATTGAGTTTGGAGTGCAGCGCGTGGTGACATCTTCGGTGCTTTTGGAGCGGACACCTGATCGTTGGCGTGACTCGGTTTTGCACGGGCTACGCATGATGCGGGACGCGGGAATCCAAGTTGTGGGATGGAGAGGAGAATTGTCTCT